GCCGGTCTGCCTGGTGGGCGCGCTGCTGGTCGCCGAGGAGCCGCTCCATCGTTTTGCGACGCACAACCATCAGTGCCACACCTGTCGCCTTTTCGGGGGTTTGGGGCGGCGGCTGATCGAGGGTGCCATTTTGCGCCGCTCGAGCTGCTGCACGATCTCGGACCAGTCACCGCCGAAATGGACGGCCCGGTCGTCGATGTACAGGTCGGCGTGCGGCTTCCCCTGGTCTGCCCACACATCAACGGGCAGGCCCGCGGCGGCGAGCTCCTGCCGCACGGCTGCGAGGCCTTCCGGCCAGTTCGCACGGCAGGTATGCACAATCACCCGGTGGCCTGCGGACAGGATCCGCCGTAAAGCCTGTTGGGCGCCGGGCAGCCACTCCTGGGTTTGCGGGTCGGCGAGAACACCGTCCCAGTCGCAGGCGACAGTCATTTCGGCCGTTCCTGGTTGCAACCCGGGCCCAGACAGCGAACAACGAACCCTTGGTTGATGCGGCCGCAGCCGCCGCATTGCCATTGGTGTTTACGGCCGGGGAGCAGCGGCGGCCGGTTGCCGGCGTTGGTGCCGCCTTGCACGTTCACCCGCATTCGGTTACGCCGCGCCGGCCGTGTCGCCGCCAGAGTCCGCGTCGATATCGGCGGTCTCGCCGGCCGGATCAGCCGCGGCGGGTTCGACGGTTTCGGCTACGACGGGTTCGCCCTGCGCGTCGACTGTCTCGGTTACGGTGGCACCTTCCGCAGCACCCGCTGCCACCGGCGGGTTCGGGTCCGTGGCGGCGGGTGCGCCGTCCGGGTTCAGCGACACGTTCTTGACGCCGCCGAACGAGAACGAGTCCTGCACATGGTCGTCCGGGCTGATCACCCGGATCGTGTGGGTTGCAGACACCGGAATGTGGGTGATCGTGCCGTCGGTGAACTCGACATCGAGATACATGGGGTGGGATCTCCTTCAGTTGGTTAGAGGGCTTCGACGCCCCACTGGTCAAGCTCCAAGTCCGCTTCGGTCTCACGTTCGATAAGCCGCAACACCGCCGCGGCGCGCGGATCGTCGGGCTCCTCACGGGGCCGTTCCGGCGGCTGCTGCCACGACATCGCCCCGTACCTGGCCGCGGCGATCGCGTGTCCGTAACTGGACTCCCATTTCGGGTCGACGATCTCGCCGGCACCGACACGCTGCCCAACCGGATCCTGGTTGACAGGCGCTGCTTTCAGCTGGTCGACGAGTTCAGGCGACCGGCCACGAACAATGAACAACCTAGGCGCCCCGGGCTCGCCGGCCCGGGGATGCCAGACCGGGAACACACGAGACTCGTCTGGTTGGAGTAGCTCGAGCAGACGTGCCCGGCCGGCTTTGCGGTCGTTGTTTGCCTGCACGAACCCGTCGACGTCGCGTTCAAGGTATTCGGTGACGATCGACGCGGGTTCACCCATCCGGGTTTGCGTGCCGATCCTCGCCCACATCGACGGGTCCGCATACGACACCGGCGACTGGATCAGCCAGCCGCGTTCGTCACGTGGCCACCATCCCGGCTTGTCCGGGGTGCCGCGCCGCTCAACGAGCGCGGCGGCGTGCGCGGAAACAAGGCCGGGCTGGTAGTAGCTGTCGAACACGACGAGGTTTTCGTCGAAGTCGGCCGCCCACGCGAGTGTGCAGGTCGGGTTCGATAGCCCGTGGTCGTGTGATTCGAACCTGAGCCATTCGGCAGGGACAGGGAACGGGTCGACCAGGTGGGTGTCTTCACGGAAAGACGCGAACGCGGCGCCTTCGAAGATCCCCCAGTCGCCGTCACGGAGCTGCTTCCTGAGCGTCGCGTCGAGGCGCTCCATGCTCTTCTCGTATTCGGCGACGTCGAGGCCCGGGTTGTCTTCCATCTTGGCCGGGATGAACACACCGTGCGGGTCACGACGGTCAGGGTCGATGAACCGTTTGAACACCCAGGCGTGTCCGATACCGCCCGGGTTGCTGGCGGAGCGATGTCGGATCGGGATGCCCAACGCGGCAAGGTCTTTCCGGCGGCGTGTGCGGGAGAACAGGTACTCGTACTGTTTCTCGGAGAACTGGGTGAGCTCGTCCCAGCCGACGAACTGGTAGGCCGGCCCCTGGTAGTTGTAGACGTCGTTGTCGTGTTCGAGATACCCGAACGTCAACGTTGCGGTTGACGGGAACGTCCACCGTTTCGCGTCGTCGTTCCAGCGGGCATCGGTGTTCGCGAGCCACTCTTTCGACCGGGACATGATCGCGTCCGGCTGGTCCAACTGGCGGAACGTGCGGCGCAGGATCAGGGCGGCGTAGCCGGGAACATCGACGTACTGCAACGCGGCCGCCAACAATGCGTCGGACTTGCCGCCGCCGGCGGCGCCGCCGTAGAACGCCTCCAACTGGTCCAGGAGCAGAAACCCGGCCTGCGGGGCGGAAACGCTACTCAGGTTGGGCCAGTACCTCGCTAGCGGCGGGTAGAGCCGGGAGAGCATCTCCGCTGCCGAGTCCGGGGATGGCTCCTGCCCGGCGGAGAACGGCTGCGACATCGGCGAGGCTCACTCCTTGCTGGACTTCGATCGGTCCGCCCTCCGGCCCGCTCACCTCGATCTGCTGGCGGTGTGCCTGCAGCGCCAGTGCTTCGGGGAGCCGTGTGCGGGCGAGGAACTCCAACAGCCGGTCGGAGTAGCGGCGAACTTCGCCGACCATGACGCCTTGGTGGTAGATGGGTTCGTCGATGCCGTCGATGGCGCGGCGGACGAGTTCGGCGCGGATTTGGTCGTCGCTGTAGCCGCGGGCTTCGAGGTAGTCGTCGCGGAAGTCGGGGTTCGCGGCGAGGTAGGCGTCGATCTCGGCCTTGGATGGGGGCGCCTGGGTGGTGCGTTCGTCTCCGTGCGCGGCGACGTAGGTTTTTGGGACGGTCACGCCGATGTGTTTGAGGACGGATCGGTTGCCTGCGGAGTGGTTTCCGCGGACAGCGTCAAGCCATGCCGCTTTCTGTTTATCGGTGAGGGTCAGCTTCGGTTCAGGCTGCGATCTGTGCGGCTGCGTGTCTGCGGGCACGTCTCACCTCCGCCGGCAACGGCTCGTTCACAGCCGGGTCAATGGTGCCGGCCGCGATCATCCGCCACCTGGTCACACGGATCGCGTAGACGAGCGCCAAAGCCGGGTCGTTGCCGGCGGCGTCCAGACACCGGTCGGCAAGACCACGTGTGCCGCGTTTGATGGTCACAGGCCGCGTCTTCCCTGCAATGTTTTGTGGTGCCTGTACCGTTGCGCCGCTAACTGGATCGCCTGCAACGCGTCCGCCGGAATGTAGTCCGGCGACAGGTCGCCGTAGAGGACGCGGCGGAGTTGGAAGTCGTTGGGGGTGTCGCAGCGTTTCGCGATCTCGAACGCGAGTTGGACGGAGTAGCAGGGGCGGGTGTCCCAGCAGTCGTCGTCGTGGATCCAGTCGCCGGTGAACAGGAGACGGAGTTCGTCGGTGGCGACCATAAGCCGCCTCCTCGAAGCGGTGGAGTGTGCCCCGGTCGTCTGGCCTTGACTTGACCTACGCCGCTCGGTGGCGGCCTCCCAGACTCGAATAGACCGGGGCTACTCGGGGCTGCCGAACCGGCGGAACGGGTCGGCCTGGTAAGCCCTCGCCTGCCAACCACCGTTCGCGAGTGAGACGACGTGGTCAACCACGAACCGTTCGCCCTCGCTCTCGACGCTGGTCCCCTCGGCGATCGGCGCGCTGCCGGGCTTGCCGATCAGCGTGAGGTACGTCACCGTGGCGCTCGAGGTCACGCTGCGATCCTATCGTCGTCCGCCTCAACAACCCCGGCCGCCGCTGCACCGGACCGGATCGCCTGCACGATCTCAAGGAAACCCGACTCGGTCACGATCCGAAGCGCACGGTCGGGGTGAATACCCGCCTTCTTGCGGGCCGCCACGGCGTCGTGTCCCTCAGCCATCAACGCGAGGAAGATGCCTTTGCGGCGCAGCGAGTCGTCCTTGCCCGGCCTCCCGACACCGTTGAAGCCGCGCTCTGGCATGGCGTCCTCCTGAACGACAGAAGCCGCTCGGGGCGGCTTCGGGCATAGCTCGGCTACAGGCTGGTCGCTGGAAAGGTAGTTCCAGGGTACACCGAGGCTAGCCGCTCCGCCAGACGGACTCGTCACGCAGCGGCGCCTTGGCGGTTGACGATCGTGTACACCGTCGAGATCGACAGCCCGTACTCGCGGGCAATCCACTGCGGTCCGCGTCCGTCCCGGGCGTGTTTTCGGATCTCCCTGTCGCGGCGTTCGCGTTGCAGCTTCGTCAACACCTGCCCATTCGCATGCACGGTCCGTGTCGCGTGTTCTTTCGCGTTCCGGACCACGTCCCTGGGGACGATGATCGGGTCGGGCATGCGTGTGTCGATGTACGCCAACGTCAGCTCGACGAGCCGGACCTCCCGGTTTGACAGGTCGGTCGGGTTGCGTGATGTTGGGGGCAGGTAGAGCTCGTCGAGTAGCCGGAGCGCTTCGACGGCATGCACGGTGACGGGGGTGTACAGGGGTGGTTTGTTTGCGTGGTGTAGGACGCCGGACATGGCTTGGTCGAGTTCCCGGTATGAGCCGGCGTGGTTTTTGCGGTCGATGGCGTGGAGCATGGCGTCGAGGGCGTCGCGGTTGGCTGTGCGGTCGGGGTCGGCTGGTTGGGATAGCCATGAGCCTGGGATGGGGGCGTGGCCTGTGCCTTGGCAGCGGCGGCACGGATTGCCCTTCACGACCCCGGTGGGGTTGCCTGTGAGGTCTTGGCAGTCGGGGCAGCGGACGGTTTTGGTGTCACGCTGGATCAACTCACCCAGGCTGATGTCACGTGTCTCGTTCGTGACGACCTGCTCGCCGGTGTAGTCGTCCACCCGGACACGTCCGGTTGCGCCGCAGGTCTCGCATGGTTCGAGTCGGCCGAACCGGTTACGGCGATGACCGCCGTCGCAGGTGGGGCAGGGTTGCCAGTGTGCTGGTGACGCGCCCTTGCCCTGTGACGCGGCGCGGCGGACGACTTTGCCGGTGAACGTTTCGGGTTGGAAGTCGAAATCGAACCTGCTTGAGATGAGCAGGATGATCTGGGCGCGGCGGTCAGACAAGACGAACCACCCGCGTGGTTCTAGTCCTCACGCCTGACCTCCCAACCGATGTTCGCCCTGTCGAGGATCTCGGCCAACGCGTCGATCGACTCCTCGCCCTCGACGGGCCAATTCCACCGCTCGCCGTTACTCGGAAGCGTGAAGCTGACGACCACCCGTGGCGAGGTTCCAGTTCCGCCGTCAGGCATGACCGACCCCCATCCCGAACGTGCGTGTGATCTCGGAGGCCGTCCTCGAATCGCTCGTGATGACAGCACCGAGCAGGCCGACGCCGATGCGCCCCTCGGCCCATGCGCGGTCGTATTCGACCACGAACTTCCGCGCTTCAGCGGCATTCTTTGAGCCTGGCGGACCGGCGAGGAACGCGATCCAGCGCGGCCAACCGCGGTCGATCCGCCTCAGATAGCGGCGGTCATAGGCCGCCTGACAAGCGGCGCACGCACACCTCATTCGTCGACCCCGAACAGAGACGGTGTGTCGGTCACTCAAACCACCCCACCACGGGCAGGGAACACACACGCGCGAGAACCAGTAGTCGCGAGCGAACCAGCCTCGCTGAAGATTTCCCAGGCGCGTGCTGATGCCACTGGGATTCTGAGCATTGCGAGCATTGGCCGGTCGCCGCGGATGCAGTGGTTGGGTTTTTCCTCGACGGCGCTGCCGCGGACGATGACTTCGATTTCGTATTCGGGCTGGCGATCGTTTTCGTGCGCGGTCAATGTGTGCTTCTGGTGGGTCATGCGGCTCCCTTCGTGGCGTTGGGGCAGTCGGTGGTGTGGTTGCCGCCTCCGAGTCCGCAGTGGATGCAGGGGGCGAGTGTGACGGGTTTGTGTGGGCGTCCTCTTGGGCTGGGCCAGTCGCCGGTTTTGAGGCCGGCGAGGATGAAGGCGGCGGGGTTGGTGTGGGCTTCGCGGTGGGCGAGGTTGAGCCAGGCTTGGGTGCGTTCTGGTTCGTTGGTGGCGTAGGTGAGGGTGGTGGTGTTGGCGCCGAGGTCGTCGAGTTGTTGTTGGAGGGCAGCAGCAGCGGGGTTTGGGGTGTGTTGCGGGGTTGCTGCTGCTGCTGGGTTAGAAGTACTTGGGGACGGGACGGGCCGGGGTCCCCGAACGTGCGGCGTAACTTCGGGCGAACGTTCGCTTGTACGTTGGCCCGAACGGATGCGGCGCATTCGTTGTGCTGCCTTGTTTCTTTCGTCCTTGACCTGCTCCGCGGAGGGGTTGTATTCGAGGTAGTCGTTGATGCTGTAACCGTCTGTTTCTTGACGCCAAAGTGCGCTCGAAACGAGTTCTTGCAGCACCGTTTTTGAGCGTGTTCCGACGATCGCGAGGACGACGTTGACGGCCCGGCTGTCGAGGTGGCCGTCGGTGAGGTTGCGGGCGCAGTAGCAGAGCGCGGCGACGTGGACGCGGAACGACCGGTTGGTGAGCGACGACACCTTGGGGTTCTCCGCGAACTGATCATCGAGCTTCAACCACGCCATCAGACCGTCTCCCACTGGTCGTGGTTGGCCTGGCAGCAGAACACGCCCCGGTAGCTGTCCGGGTCGATGTCATCCACGTAGCCGCCGAGCAGGATGACGGTGCCGCAGCTGGTGCAGCGGACGATCTTCTCGTGCCCGGGTTCGGCCGTCGTTGCGACGACGCCGGTTTCTTGTTCGCGGTCCAGCGCGCCGGGAGGGATCATCAGGTCGAAGCTGCTCATGCGGCGTCCCGGAGTTTCCGGCGTGCGCGGTCGATGGCGTTCTCGGCGGACTTGACGCGGGAGCCGCCGGGGCCGATCTTTGCGTATGCGCCGCCGTTGACGACGTGGGTCAGCCAGTGCCGTTCGAGCGGCGTCAGCGTCTGGACCGCCGCAGCCAGATCGCGAAGCTGGTCGCGGGCGCAGGCGAGACGGTGGATGTCGGCGCGCGGGTCGATCGCGAGCGTGACCGCGTCAACGGTTTCGGAGCCGACCTGGGCGACACGAACCGCGGTGTTGACGTTCTCGTGTTTGAGCCTGGTCGCGGTTTTGACTGCTTGCGCGACCCGCCGCCAGATGCAGACACGCGCGAACCCGTGGAAAGAGGTGTCGTGGCAGGTGTCGTAGCCTCGGATCGCTTCCCATGCGCCGATGCGTGCCTCCTGGGTGAGGTCGTCGCGGTCTAACCCGGGGGCGTAGAAGCCGTTGACGACGCCGCCGATGATGCCGCCCAGGTCATCCAGCAGCGCCACGGCCGCGGCCTCGTCACCCGATCTGGCGGCGGCGATGAGCGCGAACCGGTTCACGCGGCCACGTCCCTTGCGGTGCCGGTGAACCTGAGCACCTGCTCGATCAGCCCGGACGTCCAGTGCTCCGGCTTCCACACGTACACCTGCACCCGGTCCACGCCGACGGAGACGGCGCCGAGGTCGTCGAGCCACTGCTGCTGCGCAGGCGCGACACGGCCCTTGGCGGCCTTCAGTTCGGCCAGGATCAGGTAGCCGCGGCGAACCATCACCAGGTCGGGAAACCCGGCGCCGTCGGCCTCCACCGGTGTGCTCCAACCCCGCGCCGTCTGCACCGACCGAAAATGCGCGACCCGCCACTGGAAAAGCTGGGCGGTCTCGATGACCGCGGTCTGCAGCTCCCGCTCGGTCATCTCGCGCTTCCGACCGCCGCGTCGAGAGTCAACTGCGCGAGCCGTTCGATGCCCGCCGTCGCGTACTCCTCGTTCGCCTCGATCGCGATCCCGTGCATGCCGAGCGATCGCGCCACGGACAGCGTCGTGAGGCTCCCGCCGAACGGATCGAGGACGCGACCGCCCGGAACGGTCGAGTAGGCGACGAGCGGCCGGATGATCCCTTCGGGCTTCTGCGTCGGATGGATCGCCCTGCCGTGCTCCGAGCGCACTTGCAGCACCGAGCGCATCAGGCGCGGGCCGCCGTCCTCGCTCGTGTAGGTCGAGTTCGCGATCTCGCCTGTGTGCGGCG